ATGCAACGTTCCCTGGTTCGTTATCGTAGCAGGAGTAGTTAATGTAAAAGGTTGTTCAATAGCATATTCATAGGGATCGGACTTGAATGTAACTTGGAACTTTCCGTATTCCTCTATTTCGTTTTCAATATCACCGATTTCTACAGATTTAATCTTTCTATAAACATAATCATCGGTAAATGATACGATTTTAGCGTTCATTATCCACGCTTTTATTTTTCTTAATAAAGGTTTGATGTTTTCATCTTCAAGTAAATTAAACTCAACTGTAAACTCAACATCTTCATAACCTTTTTCTTTTGTTAAAGCACCGCTTTCTCTTCCGTCAATTTCAATAAATTCAACTTTCTTTTTAGCTGTTGGAATATTAGGACGATCTACCATACAAAGATGGTAGTTTTGCCCCAATTTATCATTTATTCGGATATCAAACACGGTTGGAACCTCCTTTTCCAACGTTTAATGATTGCCCTTTTTGAGCAAACCAATCATCCGCTTTTTGGAACATTTTATTTAGATCACTTTCATCTTTAACAGTAGTGTGGAAAGTAACTTCGTTTTTAATTTCTTGTGGTTGAGGTTTCTGTTCTTTCCCTCTTGTTGAATAAGATGTTGAAAGAGTTGTTCCTGCTAGTTCAGGAAGACCCTGGAGTATACCAGGACTATACAAAGGGCTGATATCTTCGCTACTGAACATACTAAAACGATTCACAGGTTCAGGAACTAAAGATCGCGGCGCTGCTAAACTACGCAAAGAAGCTGAAGCTGTACCTATCCCGAAACTCGCAGGTCCAACTTCTTTTTTCTCTACTGTCATCGTTTTCGGAAGGATACTCCAACTATTCCACCATCTTTTCACTTTATCCCAAGCGCTAAGAATGTTTCCTGAACTCGTATCTACTTGATCTTCTAAGTCTTTATAAGAATTTTTTAATTTATCTATACCTTCTCTTTTTGTCGCTTCGGCTTTGCTTTTAACTTCTCTATATTCTTTGTTAGCTTCGTCAATCATTTTGTTCGCTGTTCCTTCGGCAGCACTTCCTAATTCTCGTTTCATTTCTTCAGCCGCTCGGACTCTGTCATCTCGAGTTTTTTTTGCTTTATCAATAACTTCATTCTTTTCTTTTTCCATCTTTGTAACAGCGTCACTTAACATTTCGGCAGTAACTCTTTCTTTGCTATTTTTTAAGTTATTCATAATAACTTCTTGTTCCGTTTTATTTTTAGATAGCGCCGATATAGCTTGTTGGTCAGCGACTTCGCGTAATTCTTGGATTTGTTTATTTTCGTCAGCAGTCAAAGCGCGTTTTTCTTCTTTAGCTTTATTCCAAATTGCTACAATTTTATCGTTAGCAGCTTGAGTTTTTGCTTTTTCCATTTCGTAATGATCTGTATACATCTTTGATATATTAGCTTGTTCTTCCGCAGTTATTGTTTTCATTCCTGTGAAAGCTTCTTGTGTTTTTTGAATTTCAGCGTTCTTCTTCTCTTCGAATTTACTAACAACTTGATTTTTCATATCCTCATATTTTTGAATAATAGGAGGAAGATTCTCATCCGTAATAACTTGTTGTTGTGCGAACATTTCCATAGCGGTAGTGCCGGCTTGTTGAGACATTTCCATATAAGAACCAACGACTTTCTTAGTGCCTTGGGATATTTTATCCGCACTTTGCACTGTTCCATCGGCAGCTATATTTACGCGATCTTTAAATAAATCTACAGCTGGTATAGCATCTTCGTTTAAAGCTTTGTATATACCGTACCCCGCCGCGCCAATCGCTGCTGCTCCTGCTAACCAAGGAGCGATTGCTAAAGCTGCAGTTCCTAACGCCGCTCCTAGACCTCCTGTAGCAATTCCTGCCGCCCCGACGCCTGTTGTTGTCAAACCTAACGCTGTACCTAAACCGCCTAAAGACGTCACAAGTCCTCCTATAGTCGTTATTATCGGACCCAAAATCATGAGTATTGGACCTAAGACTACAGCTAAACTTCCAATTATGGCTATAGTTTTTTTAGCTTCAGGAGAGAGTCCAGAGAAAGCGTTAGATAAAGCTTCGACGGCTGATTTTACAATCGGCAAAACTTGTTCTGCTAAATCCAAGAAAACTTCCCCTAAAGGTTCCAACGCTTTTTGCATTTCACGGTAAAGAGATAGTGCTTTCTTTCCGAATGCTTCCTCTTGTGTCATTACAAGGTCTTTCATTTTTCCGTCTGTTCGTTCTAATTCGTCATTTGTATCTGTTAAACTGTAAACAACTTTGTTTCCTAAATCTTCAAATTTTACGCCGAATATAGAAACACCAAGTTGTGTAGCTTTAACTTGATCGTCCATTCCTTTTAGTTCACCAATAACAGCTTTGAATACATCAGCAGCAGGGCGTTTACCAGCTTCGAATTCTTTCCAAAGATTTTGTGTCCCTTTTGACATTTGTCCCATAGCGTCGGATACACCTTTAGAACCATCTTGCACACGGATACCGAATTCTTTAACTAAATCATTGACATAATCTAGATTGTAAGCACCTGCATCTAATCCATTTTTTAAAATAGATAACATTTCGCCAGACGTGAAACCAGCTTGCTTGAATAATGGTGTATATTCAGCTAAGTTGTCCGTAAACTCTCCCGATACATCCAAACCAGCTTGAAGACCAGCTGTTATGATATCTAAAGCTTTATCGCCAGTAACTCCATATTGCGTCATTAGAGCTGAAGCGCCTCGAGTTGTTTCGTTTAAATCTACATCAAAAGTTTCTGATAATGCCATAACGCCCTCTGTAACGCTTTGTAAATCTTCAAGCGGTACTTGCTTCATGTTTTGCCACACTCGCATCACAGCGTCATCTACCTGGCGTAAATTATCACCCCAACCATGTATAAATACTTCTTCAGCTACTTTACCCACATTCTCGGCACCTTTAGCGGTTAAACCTAAAGATGATTGAATTTGTTTTTGTGAAGTATCGAAATCATTAGCCCACTTGCCAGTAACACCCATTACACCAGCAATTGCAGGAGTTACGGTACTAGTTAAGTTAGAACCAATTTCTTTTGTTTTATTTCCTAATTCGTTTAATTTAGTGGCTGTTTTATCAGCTACATTTGCTTGTTCTCTTAACGATGAACTAGTTTGTTCGACTTCATTTTTCAAATGCATTTCAGCAGTTCTAGCTTCATTTAACTTTGTTTCTAATTTGTTAACTTCAGCAGAGTTAGCGCCATATGCACTTTTAGCAGCTTCCAATTGTTGTTCAAGATTCTTGACAGAACGCGCGGACATTTCTAATTTTTCTTGTAAATGTCTTTGCTGCATTTCTAACTTTTCAGATTCGGAAATACTGTTACCAAGCGCTACTTTTTCCTGTTCTAAAGCAGATTTCAGTTTATTAGTTTCTGTTACTAATTGCGCTTCAGTTTGTTGTAATTCACTTAACTTTTGCTTTGACTTTGTAGATTCACTATTTCGTTCTGCTTCAGCTTGCTTAGCTCGATCTAACGCTTGTGTCGTCAATTGAATCTTATTTGACATTTCAGCTTCAGCAATTTGAGCTTTTCTCATCGCTTCTTCGAGTTTTTTTACTTCAGTAGAGTTTTCGCCCCACACTTGCTTTGCTCTTTGTAATTGTTGAGCCGTTTCTTGTGTCTTCCTTTTAGCTAATTCGTATTGTTTCTCAAGTGTGGATAGAGAAGCTGTGTGTTTATCGACTTCTGATCCAGTCAACTTCATTTGTGTTTGTGTCAACTTTAATTCTTGATTCAAGGCTTTATTTTCGCGGTTTATATCGTTAATATTCTTTTTATAATCTGCTGTATCAGCCCTAAACTTTATTACTGTTTCTTTTGAAGGAGTAGCCATTTATTTTCCACTCTCCTTTTCCTGGATATAGGCTTTCCATCCTTCGTAAGCACTTTTATTTTCCGCTATTCTTTGAACGTCACGTAAAGGTAAATGCCAGAAGTCATTTTCCGAAATTTCAAAAATGAATACGTATAGACTATATAAATCAACCACGCACTCAATTTCGAATTTCGGAAGTGCTAAGCCTTTTTTCCCGCTTTTTGTTGGAAACCTTTTGCCATGTTGTTTTTATCTTTTTGCTTTTTTAATACAGACCCGAAGATTTTGAACGCTTCTGTCATATCGACTTCATATTTTTTCATAAATGATTCGAAACCCATGTAATCAGAAAGGTTTGCTTGACGATAAGCTGCATAAACAACGCAGAATGTATCTAACAAATTAACGTTCCCTGCATCACCCCGTGTATCTAATAAAGTACTTAAAAATGATTTTCCAATAATACCCTCTTTTTCTAGATTAAATAGCGTCCACGCAGTTAAATTAGGGTTAATTTTTACTACTTCACCATCGACTAATGTAATTTCGTTTGTCATTATAAATCCCACCTTTTAGACAAAATTAAAGAGCGCTAACTAGAGCGCCCTAAGTATTTTCATATTTTTTATGGAGTAACCGTCTTTTGTAGTTCAGCAGGATCGAACTTAGTTAACCATTTCGTTTGAACATCTGCTGGTAAGTTGATACCCTCGTAATAGAATTTCCCATAAGTATCTGGTAAAGCAGTAATTTCTAATTCGAATTCAGCTAATTCATCTGCTCCATTTTCAATACTCTTAACGAATCCAGTAGCAGCAGAACATGCAGGGAACGCAATTAAACGGTTGTTTTCTTCAAACGTATCGTATTCTTCAGCAACAAACGCAAAATCTTTACCCACACTATCAATCCCATAAGAGTAAACATTATCAATCAAACCATCATTTTTAAGCCCAAAAATGTCACGAGCAACTTTTAATTCCATATGACCCGAAATTTTAACCGTTACTTGTGTTGGTTTAGATTTTTTCTTTTTAGTTACACCGCCGCAAATTTTTGCGATTGATTTGATTTCTGTTTCTGCATCTAATTTACCAATACATCCGAAAGGGCTGGTTACTGATTCACCTTTAAAAAGTACGCTTGCGTTTTTAATCTCGACGGCATCAAATACGTCAATAGTAGTTGTAGGCATTTAATTTCCTCCTAATGTCTTATTAATTTCTTCTATCAAGGCCTTATTAAGCTCTTCAACAGATTTGTTTGTTTCTCTATCCACACCGTGCTCCATAAATCTTTCAGGATCGTTCCCCTTACTTTTACCGACACCTAAATCAGGAAACACCAGGTAAGCGTATTTGGCTTTAGGTTTTAAGGTTAAAGTTAGGTTTTCTTTTAAAGTTCCTTGAATAGACTTAGATAGTTTGGCATGCGGTTTCTTTCTATCTGAAATAGGAATTAATCCCAGGATAGACTTTTGCATAATTGGTGAAATCTTCTTTTTCAAGTGTTCATTTATTATCTTTTCTGCAACGTTTGGTAATCGCTCAATATTTCTTTGATACGCTTCAAATTGCGCCGAATCAACACTAAACTTAGCAGACAAGTTTGATATTCCTCGTCAATTCAAATGTGAGTACGTCCACAAAGAATTCAGTATCTTTCTTTTTCATTTTGTCTTTGAGCGATTTATTGCAAGTGTGGCCAGTTTTAGAAAGGCTGCCCATGAATTCCAATTGTAGAATGTCCAAGTCTTCTCTATTTTCCGAGAAGAAATAAACAGTAACTTCTTGGTTGTAATTTGTAGCGCCTGTCCTTTCGAATCCACCAGTCTCAAACACCACATGATTAATTGTGGATAGATTAGCTTCATCTTCTTGTACAATGTCCTGGTAAACTTGAGCGTCACTGAAGAATGATTCTAAGTGCTCAACCAGTTTGACATTATACTTCTCAATCAGTTCGTTCAGTGTCATCAAGACCACCTACCTTTTGTAGATATATACATACTGTTTTTAAAACGATCAGCTTTAATAATGCTGTAAGAAACACCACGCAATTTGAGAGTTAGGTTGTCCACATCTTTTTTCTTAAATATAGGAGCATACAACGTTTCAATCTTCATATCTAACTGTTTCCCCACACTATTCACTAGCTGTATATCAATCTCACGACACGAAAGTTCTGCAAATCTAAGTTTGATAATCTCGACATTTTCATATCCAATTACTTTCTTAGTGGCATTTCGAATAGTTTTCTTCTCCATAACACTTACAAACCCGTCATTGTAAGTTTTTCTATGCCGTTCAATCGCCATTACACTTCCCTCTCTTTTAGGGCTACGTGTAGAATCAGCCTTGAAAGTGGTTTTTCAAAGTTAGTTTCAAATTGATCTAAAGCGTTGTTATACTCGTATCTAATGCGGTTTATAACTAACTCACGTGCGGATAAGTTGACCTTCAGATCAAGTTCAACACCTACTAAATCATTGATGTAGTAAATAGAACGATCTATTAGCTTTAGGATGTTATTGTCTTCCTCATCCCACGTAATCGCTAGTGCTTCTTTTACATCATCAAGCAAATCAAAAGGTGACACTAAGGTCACCTTCAATTGATTTTCTTCCATTAAGGATCACTCCTTATTCTCCTGCTGGTGGTTTTACCGTATTAGGATCAACTAAACCAGTAATATCGTAAACTAGGAATGAATCATTGCGATCAGCACGACCGTTAGCGTACATTTTAGCGATGTATAAATCTTCATCCTCGATAGCACGAGTTTGGTCGTACACATCTAAACGTTGAGCGCCACCCAATCCTAAGAAATAATCTTTAGCCATACCTACAACCATTTTTCCTTTGTCGACAGCATGAGATTTAACAATAGAACCAGGGATTGGAAGAACATTATAAGCATAAGTTCCATCAGCATTAGGACGTGTAGTATAACCGTAAATTTTAGCCCAGTAATCTACAGGATTAACGATTAACATTACATCATCAGGATTTCGTTTACCATCACGAGTAAGTAACGCCATGATGTTTCCTAATGTGTAAGGTGAAAGGTCTTTTAAAACTCCTGTTACAGCTTTATCAGCATGTTCTCCGTTTGTAACGTTCAATAAATCTTTCGTCATACCGATAGGTTGATCTTTACCAGTACCTTTAACGATAGCTACTTCTAAAGCGATTTTTAAAGATTCAACTAATACTGTACGAACGTAACGATCCAACCAAGTTGGACCTAAATCAAGCATCGCCTTGCAGACAGGCATAAAAGCAGATAATTTGTATTGCGTAATATTGATTGTTTCGAAACCTTCGTCAAGTAATTCTTTATGTGCGGCGCATAATTTGCCCCAGAACGCTGTTTGAATATCGCCCTTTTTAAGGATCCATTCAGTCAAAGCACCAACATTTACAAAGTTAATTTTTGAAAGTAATTCGTGAGATTGAACTAAGTCTTCAAATACTCGTTCGATAACAGTTGGTGGGACTAATGCTTCAGTACCAGCAAATGAATTACCAGCGATTACTTGGTTGTAATATTTTGTTTCTTGGCTAGTTAAAGCTCGTCCACCACGTGCAGCTAGGATAGCTTGGTCACTAGATTGTACAGAAGCTTGTTGTAAAATTTCGTTTTGAATACCTTGCGCGAATTGTACTAAAGCGTTATCTACTTGTTCAGGTGTCCCCGACGCTAAAACCTCGCTTAAATTTTTATGATTATCAATTTTAGTTTCTAAATCTTTACCCATTGTAAAGTACCTCCTATAGTTTGATAGATTTTAATAATGAAGCCATAAACTGTTCTGTTTTTTCAGCGTTTTGAATACGTTTGTCACCTTCGTTTTCGATAGGTGCTTCTTCTTCAGGTTCTTCAATAACCGGTTCTTCGTTGTCCACACTTGCTATTGAATCTACAATTCCATCACAGAAACCATAAGATTTAGCTGTTTCAGCAGTCATGTACGTTTCGTTGTCTAACAATGCTTCTAATTCGTGGAATT